AAGTTAGTATCAAGCAACTCATTAAATAAAGAAACCAATTTCCCATTTAACATCTCCAACGTTTACGTGCTTGTCTTAATCTTGAATTAGGATCTTTTGCGGCTTTAGGAAACTTTTTCATTTGTCCTGCACTTCTAGCACAGAAAGACTTTCTTCTTTTCGCTGCCTTTGAACCGGGCTTTACTTTACCTGTCACAGCAGTTTTTAATTTGGAACCAGGATTTTCTCTTCTATAACGAGCAACGCCTGCTTTGGTCATTCCCGCCCCACTTTTTGTGGAGCGGAAATATTTTTTTGTTTTTGGTGGCTGTTTATCTGCCATTACGCAAATATACAGGTTAGTGAAGTTACATTAGTTAATGTAGCATGTATTCTATCTTCAAATCTCATACCTGTATCTCCAATGTAAGTTTCAATGACTGCTGTTGCTGATGCAGGAGTATCTAAATCTAGTTTAGTTGCTCCTCCACTACCATCTTTTAAAACGATACTACCAGCAGTTCCACCACAGACAGCGTGAATAGCTATCAGTCTTGCGGGACCTGTTCCTACATTTCCTGTAGCAGTTACTTTAGCCGATCTATAGTTAATCATTGTTTACTCCTTACGCAGGTCCGTCAGAGTATGTTACATCTCTATCTTGAGCACCCATCATGTAATCTAAAGTTGTTATCTTCTGACCTGTGGCATCACCTGATACACTCATCGCCATCATTTTCATGTTAGCTGTTGGAATGTTTGTTGTGCTTGTTCCTGCATATTTTCTGTTGATGTAAAAATCAACCTTATTATTACCATCACTGTTAGCTTTTGTTGCAACAAAACCTAAAGTTACGTAAGTATCGTTTGTTAAAGTTGATAAAGTTGTGTCTAAAGTTACAGTAGTTGCTGTATCAGAAGCCTCTGTTACACCAGCAATAACAGCACTACCATCAGTCAATAAAAAACCAATGATGTTTGATGATGCTAAAGCATTTTCAGGATTGGTTGTAAATGTTTCTGTTAATCCAACGAGAACATCCATCTGATCAACATCAGACATTTTAATTCTTGTTTCATAATACAACTTGTTACCTGCTGTTGAAGGAAGAGAAAAATACTCTTGCTTTCCTTGAATTGAAGCACCGTCATTATCTGTTGTGTTCGCTGAAGTTAAATTGAGTTCACCAGATCTAGCATCTGCAACGATAGCTGCGGCTGCTCCTGAATCTTTAACGATTGTCCATCTTAGTGTTTCGTCAATTGCTCCATGATCGTAATCATCGAACTGAATGAATTGATCATTCCATCTGGCAATATTTAAATTTTCTAGTGCAGCTCTTTGCGCTGAAAATAATATTGGCCCTTTAAAGTGTGTAGCCATAATAAACCTCCTTGGTTGTATAGACCATTCGTCATACAGTCTCTATACCGTCTGCTAGCTCAGTGTGTATGACTGTTAAATGCTAGACTTTCAATATGGCATAAAAAAAGGGCGCAGTCAAAGACATACGCCCTTTAAAATATTAATTAATTATTATGCGCCTGAAGTTCCGAAAATACCTCTAGGATCTGAGAAACCAAATGAGTATCTCTCTCTAGCTTTATATCTTACGTTACCTGTGTCGAAATCACCTTCCATGTTTGTGGAAAGTGGAGTTCTCACGAAATGCTTTAACCCATTAGGTGCATCAGTTTTAATGTAGAATGCGTTAGTGTCAGTTAAGAAGTGATTTACTACATAACCTTCAGGTATCATTCCCATGTTTCTGATAGCATTAATGTCATTGTCAGCAGTTCCAGTTCTAAGGGCAGAAGCCATTAGTCTGTCAGCAGTAAACTGTAATTCTTTTGGAATAATTAGTTTTCTACCTTGTGTTGCGATTTTAAGACCACGCTCATCGACAAATGCAGCAATGTCAATTAATGACTGCTCAAGAGATGTTTCGTTTAAATCAGCATCAGTTGCTAATCTGTTTGATAAAACACCACCTTGTGCTAATGGGTGCTCAGTGTTGATAAGTGAAACACCATCACCACCCGGATTTGTACCCGCGGCACCAGCAGCAGCGAACGCATTGTTTAATACGTCAGCGCCTTTGACTTGCTTTGTGTTTGCCATTGATCTTGCAAGAGCTTTTGTATAACGAGAAGAAAGCTGATCATAAAGATTATCTTCGATTGCCTCTTCTGTTATTGCAAAACCTAATGCAATTGTGTCGTGTGTGTAACGTGAAGTGTAAGCTTCAACCGCTGTGTCAAAAGATATGCCAGCACCTTCTGCTTTTGTTGGTGCAGAACCGAAACCTGATAACATTACCTCTTCTTCGAATGCTCTGTCAGAAGATTCTTGATCAAAGATTTCTGCGTGTTCATTTTCATATCTTTCATACTCCAAGCCGAACAGAGCGTTCAAACCTGGCTCTAACTCTTTAACGAGTTGACTTCTAGAAATAGCCATAGTTTAACCTCCTATATGCCTGTAGTATCTCTATACTGATGTTTGTTAATTCTAACAAGAATGTTAGCGTTAGCAGCAGTATAGTCACTGTTATCAGGATCTGTTGAAAGATCATAAACAGCGAAGTTAGAAGCACTTGAAGTTGCAAATGTATCACCGTCAATAGCGACATCGGAAATACCTGATTTTGTAGATCCTGCGCTATATGTAGCGATATTACATGTTGAACCAACCTGTGCTTGTCCAGCATTTGAGTCATCACATTTGACTTCAAATACCACGTCTGGATCTGTAATTACGTTTGCAACAATATCGTCTGCTACAATCGCACCTGGATAGTGATTTGAGAAAGTTGGTTTTTGTGAAGTTGGATCTGTGTAGAAACAACCGTTAAAGATACCAACGAGCTCAGCACCTGCAGAAGATCCACGAGAGATAGAACCGTTTGCATTTAATACAACCGGATCTCCCATAAAGATAGAGTTCGTCTCATTGCTAGCGATAGACATTTCTTGTTGTCCTTGTCCGTTATAAGCGGATCCTAGCATTTGTGCAGGACGAAATCCAAAGTTACCTGCTTGGTTTGCCATTGTTTTACTCCTTAAAAGTAAGGTTAATAAATAGTAACTAACAATGGCCTATAAAAAACTTATTCAGTCTTTTGTGAGCCACCGAAAGTCACCCTGCTTTGCCTCTCAGGTTTGCTGATTGGCATACTGGGGTGAGCATCCTTCATTAGATCATTATCAACGGCTTTTATCTGATCTTCACTAAGACCTTGATAATAAGCATCACGTTGAGCAATGAGCTCTTCTGGAATGCGAGCCAGCAATAAGCCACCTACTCCAATAACTCCTGCGTTTTTTCCGTCTTCTATAGTTGGTAATTGCCAGTCAGGGTATTCGTCCGCTCTTACTAATTCATAACCTTCACGAAGACGGTTAATCACGTTCTTAGTGTCCTCATAGCCCCTTACTTCTGCTCTTATCCAACGATGGATATATCCATCAGGCGCAGGTGGTGCATCGAGTGATGACGGTCTCTGCCAAACACGTTTACGTTGAGTTTTTACCCGCGTGTCAGCAGATCTTGAGGTTTTAGTTGTCATGCTTGACCTCCTTGTTTAACGTACTTTGCGTACTCTGTTAGTGGCACACCTAGTTTTTTAGCAATAGCGACTTGTGAAGGTGTGAGTCTCACAGTCTTGCTGCGTGCAGTTTTAGAGGATGAACGACTTGCGCTGGCAACAGCTTGCACGGGTCTGTCTTCAGCAGAATTATCATTCACCTCAGCCTCATTACGACTGAATTTATGAGGAAACTCGTTTCGCATGCGTTTATCGATTTCACTATAGTATTCTTCTGACTTCGGGTCAAATCCTTCTTGACTGACCAGTTTCTTGTGAATCGAGATAGCTGTATACGTCATAGCCTCATCAGCACCAAACCAAGAGTTGTCTTCTGCCCACTTCTCAGCACGTGGATCTGGTTTTGCAGGAGGAGTTGCTTGTTTGTCAGGAGTCTTTACTTCTGTTCCTGTCTCATCTCCCTCTTTACTTTGTCTTGCTTCGCTTGCACGTAAACGCTCTGCATCAATAGTTAACTTGGTAAGCTCCTCTTGAGCTTCAATTTGAGCTTTTGTGTCTCCATCAGAAACAGCTTTTTTATATCTGTCTTGAAGAGCTGCTTTTGAAATTTCAATTCTGTTTTTAAATTCATTTAAATAACCTGAGTCTAGGTCTTTATATTTTTTATCTAAATCAGAATATTGTTTTTTAAGACCATCAGCAAATTCAATAGCTGCCTTTTCACGTCTTTCTGCTTCTCGCATTTTAGCGGTCAGCTTATCAATACGCCATCAGAATATTCGTTAAGGTCTTCTTCATTTGATTGTTCGTCAGGTTTAACCTCACGAACAGAGTTATCCTGTTCTTTTACTTCTTGAACTTCAACGTCGTCTTGTTTTTGTTCTTCTTTTATATCTACATCAACAGGATTGCCTGATGTATCTATATCTACCATTTTTTGTTCCGGCATGGGACATGACCTCCATGTGTCTATTTATATGTTGCATGTAATATGTCTTCCGGATCATCAATCACAGCTAAGACCTCATCATCATTTAAAAGTCTTAACTCCCCACCATCTATTTTAATCCTGGAGCCTGCGTACTTGGCAAAAAGAACCCAATCTTTTTCCTTGCACCACGGACCTTCAGGAAACCTTTCTTTATCTTTATACGCATCTGGTCCAACTTTCAAGACTAATCCTACATTAGTTGTCAGTTGAATTTCTTCTTGCGCTTTGTCTGTAAGGTGAACTCCACCTTTTGTTTTTCTGATGCCAGTGTGTGGCATAATCAAAAGTCTCCAACCCGTTGGATTAGGAAGCTTTTCCATATCAGATAATTCTTGTGCCTTCTCTTCTTTTTTTGCCAGATAATCAGGCAATATTAAATTACTCATGTTCTTCAAACCTCTTCATTGTTTCTTGCATTTCTGCTTTTGTTGATCTTAGTGCTTCTAACTTGCCTGTCAAATACTTATATTCATTCCAGTCTTTACAACCAGCAGCAATCGAAGAGAGAATATTATCCTCTCTTTCTTCTATTTGTTTTTTAAACAAACTAAATAATTGAAATACGTCCACTATTTGGTGAGCTTCTTACTTTTTTCCCATGAGCGGAGCCCAGACATTCCGAGCAAGGCCGTGACGAGCGGGAATAAAGTCGACATGTCAAGCTCTGGAAGCGGGTTATGTTGAATGCTGAAAGCAGCTAAAATGAAA